AAACAAATCGTTTTTAGGGTCTATCGGCTGATATGAGCCTTTCTTAATTATAGGCTTTACTCTAATCATACGACAGTATAACGGAGCAGTATCTAATTCACCAGCACTGGTTGTATCAATGTAGTCTCGCTCAATACACCATTCGGTTTGAGCGAAAGAAGGACTACATTCAGTGCCTTGGATGCGATATGCTTTTAAGATTGGGTCAGTTTGCGTGGATACAAAAACACGATTCATATTTAGACTTTCCATATTCTGTTCCGCAGTAGAAGTGCTCCATCCATATTTCCAAGTGCCCGTGTTTTGTACCGAGAATGCTGTGCCAGTACAGTACCCAAGAACCGACATGCTGGTTCTATTGGGATAGGAATTTATCGGGCTAACTGTGCCTAAAGCAGCAGAGTTAAAATACTTACTTTCGGCTTCCTCATTAATCGCTTTCTTCGCAATCGCCTCAACCTTCGCTTCCGTCATCTTCGTCGCCTTGGGCTTACGCCCCGCTCGTCTTTTGGAGTAGTATTTACCCCCGTTCATTCTCGGTCCGCTAAACTTTGCCATTATATATATAAAATAATATAATATTTCTTTAATTAGTTTATTTTTTTAATTGTTAATTTGTGTTTCTATGTGGTGGTTCTGGAAGAATTGGGACATCCTAAACTCTTCGTCTATTACCCATACATTCCATCTGTCCTTACTCATTAATGAGAACTCGGGCAAGGTGTTCGTAAATACAAACACTCGAGGTCTATCAAATCGTATCTTTTTGGCATTATATCTCTTATCATATGCCACGCCGTTTTTTATGATTTCTATACCTGAATAGAAATCTCCAAGTTTGTCCTTTTTCATGCCTCTCGGCATATCAACAATGTAACATGGTTTTATTGGGCGAGTACAAACCCATTGGAAAATATCATCCATCAAGCGGAAAGGAGGTATCTCCTCAGCAAGTCCGCAATACTCGAGATATTCGCTAAATAATGATTTACCGATGTTTCCATTGGGATCGAAAATCAAGTCTATCTTACGCATATCAAAGTGCTGTGCCATCTCCTTGAGTTGGCTTTGATACGGGCGTAATTCTAACTTGTTAAAGATTTTCATTTGTGTTGTTAAAACACGAACCTCGTCAGTATCCTGCCACGGTCCTTCTATCCTTGTATCTTCCTTCATACAGTAGAAAGCCTCCCCCTTATAGTGTTCGGGGCTACAAGTAGGTTCAAGATAATTCGGTGGCTTCTCTTTAAACAGTTTTAACAATAAATGTTTTTCCTTTTTACGCCTTCGTTTTATTAAACTCAGTCTTCCCTGATAATGTCTGTAGCCACTATCACCCATTTCAATTTGAAAAACATAATGTTTTGCGATACCTTTTAAAGTGTCTATGAGTTCATAGGCATTCTCAAACATATCGGCGTTGTACCTAAAGTCCCAGGTTGCTAAAGCACTATCGGTCCTTTCGGTACTCATTTATAATAATACACAATATTTTAAATAAATTAAAACTAACGCATTTTAGGCACTTCGTTGGAATAACCTGAAAATGCTTGGCTTCGCCGTTATATATATATATTTAACTATTCGGTACAATCGGTACAAATCGGGGATATGGGAATAATAATAATTCCAAATATCACCCTTGCCCCTTGGCAGGGGCGAAAGTGTCAAGTTTGAATTCGCAATTTTATTGTCGGCTTCGCCTCCGCTTCGCCAGACAATATTGCGAGACACCGTAGATTGTTGCTAAAGAATAGACCTTAGAAATCTTTGAACGTAGATACGGGCTTACAGGTAATGTTTAGACGCTTAGCGTCCAGTCCAGTAGTAATATTCGCATTCACTCCCATATATGTAAAGTGGAATAAGACGAACTCTGGAGTATAGCCATCCGTGGGGAATTGCTGAGTGGCAGTAGAGCTATCGGGAGTTTCATAGAAAAACTTATTGCCGATGGAATGCCTACATTTCAAAGTCTTGAAGGATGTTAGTCCTAAATTACTTACCACTGTATCCCCATTGGATATTTCAAGAGTTGAACCCGTTCCAGGAGGATTGAGAACAAATCGCTTATCTTCGATTACACGATATTTTCCATTATCTACTTTATTCATCATAAGTTCATATTGCTGGAAGCCAGCACTATTCACTCCTGTGGGTCTATTATATTGGTCCAAAAACAAATCGTTTTTAGGGTCTATCGGCTGATATGAGCCTTTCTTAATTATAGGCTTTACTCTAATCATACGACAGTATAACGGAGCAGTATCTAATTCACCAGCACTGGTTGTATCAATGTA